GGGCGGGATGTATCCGATAATAGCCATAGTAAATCCTCCTTACGCCTTGTCGTGGCTGAAGTACATGCCAGACAGCATATTCTTGTATGCCTTGGCGATGCCCACCATGCGATAGCCAAAGACGTAGGCATCCGCGTCCGGGTTGTTCTCCGGGGCGATGATCTTCGGGGCGGCGTGCTTCGTATACTGGATGAGCGCATCCTTCTGGACGATGGCGAAGTTGATGTTGGCCGCGCCGGTTGCCTTCGTGTAACCGCCGGCTTCCTCCCCGGTCTTGCCGGAAAGCTGCTTGATGGCCGTGTAGAAGCGGCGCTGGGGAACCTTGATGACCCGCTCGAAGCCTTCCAGAACCTTCTTGCTCTTCGTGGTGTCCATATCGTTGATGCCCTGCAGCAGCGTCGGCGTGATGAACAGGTAGCGCCCGGTGGCGGTGACTTCCTCATCGTCCATCGCCGTCACGGCAGCACTCAGCGCCGCAACGGTGGCCGCGCCATCGGCAAGCGTCTCTTCCTTCTTCGTGACGCCGCTGATGCCACAGTAGGACGCAAAGCGGAAGGCGTCCAGTTCGGGCACAACCTTGTCACGGATGAACTGAGCCGACAGACGGCCAAAGGCAAGGCCAGCGGTTTCCAGATCGTCCATGACATCCACGTCAAAGCGGCGGCCACGGTCAAAGTTGCACTTGACCGTCTCGTTCGTCATGGTGACGCCGCCCTGCACATAACCGCCGTTGCGGCTGTAGTCGGCCAGACCGTCCATGCTCATCATGGGGATGATGAGTTCGTTGGCGTTCGCGCCCTGCTTGGCGAGTTCGGGCGCACCGTCCAGCACGCTCGTAAGCGAGGCCAGTCGGTAGCACTCATCCAGCTTGGGGACAAAAGATTTTGCGAGTTCGATAGTGTTGCTCATAGGTTTTGCTCCTTATCTTATTCCATCGGCAGGCCCATTGCTTTGCGCAGGGCACTGTCAGAATTGTCGGTGGTCATGGCGGTGCGGCCCGTGCCTGCAGCATAGGGCGGCGGAGTTTCCTCGGTGTCGAACATATAGCCGCTGTCCTTCTGCAGGTCAGCCAGTGCGGCGGGAATGTCCTTGTCGGGGTCTTCGCTGCCGCGCAGGGCGTCCAGATCGAGCAGGGCACGGATGGCCTTGCCGCTGCGCCCATGCGCGGCAGCAATAGCGGAATCCAGCTTTGCATCAAACTGCACCGCCGCAACGCGGGCATCCGCGTCTTTCTCGGCCTGCTCTGCCTTGGCCTGCCATTCCTCGGCACTCTTGCGCAGGCCGTCGATGTCGGTGTCCTTGTACTCGGCCAGCGCCTTGTTGGCGTCGGCCAAAGCCTCTGCCACTGTACGCTGGGCGTCCTTGGCCGCGTCGTAATCGGCCTTGGCGACAAAGCCTTTGTTGATCTCGGCGGCGATCTTGTTGTCGATTTCCTCATTGTACCCATCACCGAGGATGGGTTTCAGCCAGTCAATCATAGGTGATCTCCTTCGTCTGTGTTGTCTGTGTCGCTATCGTCCTGCGCTTCATCGGCGCGGGAGCAGCTTCCTTCGGGTGGGATTTCGGGCTCAGAGTGATATCCCTGCAGCCGATCCCTCGGCAGATGCGGGTGAGGATCGGGCCGCAGATGCGGCGCGTGGTACTTGCCAACCCTGTGCGGCTGCGGGTGTGAGACGATCCGCTTGTTTTTCCTGACACTGAGCACGGGGCCGAAGAGCTCCCGAAGCTGCCGCATAAAGGAATCAAACGCACGCTGCGGGTCGGCATAACAGGTTGTGTCATAGGTAATACAGAACATAAAGCACCTCTTGCATAATTTTGGGCACGAAAAAAGCACCGCTTTAAAAGCGGTGCAAATGGCGTTTATACAGTGTTTAAAGGGGCTTTGCTTTTTTGAACAGTTCCTTGAGGAAAGCGTCGTGCTCCGCTTCCAGTTCGGCCAGCGGGCGCGGTGGGGGCTTGCTGGGGTCAAAGGCGATGCGCTCATCTTCCGCTGTCCAGTTGCCTGTTGCTTTAAGCAGATAGATGGAATCCGTAGTGGCGCTGCGGTCTGGGTCAGGTGTCCAGTCGAAAAAATCCGGCTCGGGATCATCCTCAGTATAAGGCCAGCCTCGCGTAAGGTCTGCTCGCCACTTTGCGATTTCTTCTGGAGTCGGAGGGTTATCTTGAAAATACGAGCCCATACTTAGCACCATCCCTTCGCAGTTCTTCAGCAAACGCAATACGCTGCGCAAGCGCATCTTCGATTTTGCCGGATTCACCTTTATAAAGAGGATATTTCTTTTTTAAAGCCTTAAACCAGCCCTCGGCATTCTTTTGGGAATAGCCGAACACCTTCTCACAGGTGAACAGCGCTCCGGCATTGCCGACAGCGCCGATGCCCTGCATCTGAGGGCGCTTGATAAGCTGCTGTATATCCTCTGGGCTAAGTATACCATTGCTGGGATGGTTATGTAAAGAGTAGTAGGGCACTTGTATCTCCGGGGGCTTGACCTTCATACTGTTCTGCCCGCCCACATAGTAGCCTGTGCATTTACCGTCTTTGGTGAAGTTCACGACAGCCTCTGTGCCGACTTCCAGCCTCTGCACCTTTTTCAGCACGCCTCTGGCGTATTCCTGCGCCAGACCGTTGACCTTGTTGGAAACGCCTTGAAAGAACGGCTTCGGCACAGCCCGGATGCGTTCATCCGTGACGCTGTACAGTTTGTGCCCTGCGATTTCTACATCCCGAAGCTGTTCCGGCGCAGCCTTTTTGTAGGCCCACACGGCCCGGTTGGACCGGCTGCGGCCAAACCCGGCCACCTGCAGGCGTTCGCTGCGGGTGGGCAGACCCACGGCCTTGCAGAATCTCGCATACTCGGCCTGCACGACCCGCAGCTTGATTTGATGCTTCTGCAGATCGGGGCTTTCGGTTTCTTCGTCGGCCAGAATCTGGCGCTTGATGAGCCGGATGCCGTTTTCGATGCGGCTCTGCTCCTGCCCGGCCTCGTACAAGGTGTACCGGTAGCCATTGTACACAACGCCGCGCTCGTTGTCATCCTTGAATTTTTGAAGCTGGGCTTTGGTGTACTGCGGCGCGTTCACGCCTAAAATGATGGGGTTTGCCGTGTGCCCGCAGTTCAGGTGCCCGATGCGGCGCTGCAGGCTGTTGTTCAGTTTTTCAAATTCAGCGTCGCCGTACTGCCGCCCCTGTATCGGCTCATGGTCGGGGGCGCAGGCGGCGTGGGCACTGATTTCCCAGCCGTCGCACCCCAGCGCGTCATGGTCGGCGTGCTGGATTTCATCGTCCAACTGGCCGAGTTGATCCATGATATACCGCCTGCAGGCGTATTCAATACCGACGCTGCGCCCACTCTTTTGCTCAATGGTGCGCAGGCCGCGCTTCGCCAGCGGCGTCACGGCGCGGTGGATGGCCGTGTTCAAGTCCAGTGTACCTGTGGCAACCTGCCGGAAAGCAAAATCCATTGCGCGGGCGTAGGCTGTCTGCAATGGCTGCACCTTGCCCTCCGGCGTATCGGCCCACAGGTCACGCAGCAGTTCGCGGGTCTTGCTCTGGGTCATGCGGGTGTAGGCTTCGGTCATCCGCTTTAGGCTGCCGTTTTCATCAAGGCTCAGGCTCTTGTCAGCTACATATTCAAACAGGCTGGCGATGACTTCCTCGCTGATGCCGATCTGCTTCGAGACGGCCTGCTCAATGGCCTTCTTGCTTTCGCCCAATGCCTGCGCCCGATAAAGCTGGTATTCGGCAGTGTCAGTGATAGCCCCGGCCTTCTGCACGCGCCTGCTGATGTCCTTGATAAGTTCATCGATGCAGGGCTGCGTCATGGCAAGAGCGGCATCACTCAAGCCCGCACGCTGCTCAGCGGTCATGCGGTATCACCTCAACCTTCAAGGTCTTTCAACTCCGGCATATAGTTTTTGCGGATTTCGGCAAGGTCGGCTTCCGTCTCGGCGGGCAGGTCAAACTTCCACGCCAGCGCCAGTTCCGGCTTCAGCAGGCCCATCTGCACAAGTTCCTTGCGCTCTGTCCACTCTTGATCGGCATCGTACAGCACGCCGTTGCCCCATGTTACAGTAAGTTCATCCGCGCTCCACGCCGACGCATCGCACAGGCGGTATGCCTGCCCGATCTGGTCGCCGAGCCGGAGCGCGGCCTGCAGGGCGTCGTAGTACAGATGCTGAAAATCCATGATAGACAGGCTATAGTCGCCCGCGCTGGAATTGATTTCCGTCGCCGTTTTGCTCACGGCCTCGGCGTCAGAGAGGATACCGCGCTTAATGCCCAACAGATTCTCGATGGCTTTCAAGTAGGTCTGCCGCCGTGCCTCGTAGCTTTCATTGCGCAGCGTCGGCGCAAAGGGTGTGATGCCGATGCTCTGTTCGTTGCCGTCCAGACCGACGAACACATCATCGGTCAGTGTTTTTTTGCCGTTGTGGGTGCGCAGAATATCGGCGCTTGCCACAACGCGCATCCGCCCCAACTCAAATTCACGGCTGAATTGCAGTTCATTTTCGTTGATGCGGTGGATAAGCCCCATTGCGGGCTCGTAGATGGAAACGCCGTCCGCGCTGCCGTCTACACAGTTTGTGATGGGCATCCGCAGGAACACCATGCCGATGCCATCAATGGGCACGGCATAGGTGTACTCATCTTCCAGCCGCTCATATTGCGGCAGGCTTGCCAGCGGCACGCGCCGCCCCAGTGTGCTTTTGTTGTCGGAGCAGTACAGGCGGTACTGGATCGTGAGCCGCCCGGCAAAGGATGTGCGCCGCTCGACCAGCGTGTAGAAATGATGGTCGGCAGATACGGATTTCTCGCACAGCGCCACATCCGAGGGGATGCCGCTTGCATCGCGGCCTAAAATGATGATGGAATCGCGTCCCACGATCTGCCACGTCAGCCGTCCATCCGGCATCGGTACAGGCTTTGCCCACGCCTCGCCGCCAATCATAGCCTGAGTCATAAAACTGGTTTTACAGGCATCAAAGGTGTTGCGTACACGGTCAAGGTATTTTCCCTTAGCACTGTCGGTGTGTTGCAGGCCGCTGTCATACTCGCCGAAGGTTGCCTTGCACAGCTTGTTCACAATGGCATACGGCAGGCGCTGGCAGGGATCTTCGGTTTTGGTCGGGGCGCGGCCATACCATGCAGCATACCACTCTGCGATGGCGTGCTTCATGGCACTGCTGGTGGCATCCGTCATGCCCAGCGCCTCTTCAATGTTTTCGACTGCGTTGTTTGTCAGTGCGCGGATCAGAGCGCCCATCATGCTTTCCCCCTAGAGTGATTTTCCGAAAGCAGC